TAACCCAAACTCTTATACATATAGCTCTGCCATAACTGCAGGTGTTTCGGCTTCATCTTCTGTTACTCTTTCACCAGCAAGAGGTATTGCAATGATTGGAGTTTCTACAAGTGCCGCTCCTGCTAACGGAGTTGGTACGGTTCAGATCAATGGATCGGCTCAGTTGAACTCAAACTATCCAACAACAACAGCGCAGTCATTTGATTTTAAAAATCCTGTGACTTTTGGAGCGGCTGGAGTTATCTCTGGTCGTAACGTAACTTTGATTGGAAATGTGTAATGGCTATTCCTTTAATCACAAGCACAGTAACTAATCCATATACTGGAACATTTGGCACTGGAGTTATTGTTCCTTTTGTTATATCAGGGACTTTTTATGTCCCAGCAGGCGTAACTTCTGTGCGAGTACGTTTGTGGGGTGGTGGTGGGTACGGAGGTGGTAGTGGCGGTGGTTTTTCATATAAAACAATCACTGGATTAACCTCTGGTACAGCAATTGCAGTAACAGTTGGTACTGGCGGAATTAGCGGTAGTGTTAACGGAACTGTTACATCTTTTGGCAGTTATTGTTCCGCAACAGGTGGTGCTGGTTCTGGTGGTACTGCAGGATCTGGTACAGGTGGTGACATCAACACAACTGGTGGCACTGGAAGCTCAGGAAACTGTGGCGGTGGCGTAGCAGGTTTTTGGGCAAACGGTGGTGCTGGCGGAGGCGCTGGCGCTAGTGGTGGCTCAGGTAACGCTGGTGGTGGTGGTAATCAAGCCGCAGGTAACGTAGGTGGTATGGGTATTTTTGGTGTTGGTGGGAATTACACCGCAAACTTACCACCAACATCAGGTTTGATTGCCGCATCTATTGACTACATTGGCACTGGTGGCGGTGGTATCGGCTATTATGGTGGAATAAACGGTAGCGGTGGTGGCGGAAACACCTCATTAGTTACAGGTGGTTTCCCCGGTGGTGGAGGTGGACAAACTGCTAGTGGTGCCGCTGGTTTCTTGATTGTGGAGTATTGAAATGAAATATGCACGAGTTCACGATGGCAAAGTGATGGAAATTTGTGTGCCTATTGATGGTTTCACAATTGAGCAATGTTTTCACGTAAGCCTTGTTGACACAATGGTTCCATGCACCGATGAAGTTCAACAAGGTTGGACTTATGCTGACGGTACGTTTACTGCGCCGACTGAATAATGGACTCAGTAGATACAAAATTAGCTGTCCACGAAGCAGTATGCACGGAGCGGTACAACAGTATTGACCGCTCTTTGCGTGATGGGGACAAGCGCATGACAAAGATCGAGTACTTACTGTACGTGGTGATCTTGTCGGTGTTGCTCGGCCCCGGTGTTGCGGCAGACGTTTTTAAAAAATTATTTGGGATGTGACATGTGGGACTGGGTGGAAGCTATCCTAGCCGCCGCCGCAGTCACATGTTTTGTCATCTTCTGCATTAGCATGATTATTTGGTGTGGAATATGGTGACGAAGAAAGCCCCTGCTAAGGTAGCGCCAGTCAAGCGCTCAACCCCTAAGCCTAGAGCTAAGGCTGAGGTGAAGGTTGCACCACCAAAAAATCAATCCACCGCTGACAAGGTCATTGACTTGATCAAGTGGGTGGATAACCCGTTCAAACTATTTACCGTGATCCTGCTGTCATTCTTGGCATTTGCAGGATACTTTGCTTGGGACTCCCGTCAGGTGATCCTAGGCGCGATTACAAGCTCATCTCACCACTCATCGCTACGCGAAGTGCCAGTGCTTGAAAAAATCGCTCTAAGCCTCTCTAAAGATCTAGAGGCGGAAACTGTCGTCGTTCACAAGGCTAACTTGGTCGTGAATGGCAGAACTACGTTACTTGCATATGGCCCGAAGGGGCGCGAAACATCATTCGACGGATATAACTCTACCTTGTTCAACAAAGACCCAGTGCGCAACGCCGCCATGATCGCCATGATGAATGGCGAGGTCTTTTGCTCAAAACAGGAACCGACAGGAAAAACGTCAGATTGGGAGAAAAAGCAAGGAGTTGAGTACTCCTGCTGGGCTTCCATTCCGCCTGAGATTGGTGAATTCGAGGGATACATTTCATTGGGTTTTGCCAAAGAACCGTCAGACCTGACGGTGGTAAAGACCCGCATGAATCTAGCAAGTACCGAGATGGCTAAATGATCAGATGCGCTGGCTTTTACTTCCAGTCTTGCTGTGCTTGGCAGTTGCGACCGCGAGCGAACGGTGCATCGTCACGGATTTTTATGCGTTGAGTTGGATTAGTGAGCCTACAAGAAGACACATGGAGTTGTCTCGGTGGCTTACAACAAACGGGGATAGTTGTTCATCTCAGCAACTGTTGTTGATTTGGAATCGATTAGCTGAATGGGCGGGTGTTGCGGATAGTTCTGAATTGCGTGGGAAGCTCTTGTATTACTTTGCAAGAGCGGCTGAAAGGGAAAAGAAGTGATTACCCTGCGCAAATGGTATCCGTTTGTGCATCCATCGCCTCATGATGTGCGTGAGTTGGCGTCAGAAAAACGTGCGGAAAGATTGCAAACTGAGTATGACCAAGGGATAAAAGCCTTGAAAATGCGAACCAAGGTTCATGAGTTAGAGGTGGAACTGTATGACAAGAGAGCCAGACAGAACACCATTGAGTTGAGTATGTTTAAAGACCGAAAAAAGGTCGATGTTTTTGTTTAAGGAGCTACGATGCTGACACTTCTTTCTTCCCTGTTATCTTTCTTGATGTCAGGTTTGCCTAAGTTCTTTGAAATGCAACAGGACAAGTCTGACAAGCGCCACGAGATGGACATGGCAAGACTTCAGACTGAGCGTGAACTTCAGATGCTGGCGGCAGGTTTTGCCGCTCAAGCCAAGATCGAGGAAATTAAGACAGACCAGATCGAGCTTCAGACCAGTGCTCAGACCCAACAGGCGGTCATTGGCGCCCAACAAGCCGAAATGCAAGCCCTGTATGCCCATGACATTGAGATCGGCAAGGGAGCGTCTCAGTGGGTCACAGACCTTCGTGCTTCTACCCGTTCTATCCTGACTTTGGGTTTCTATTTCTTGTTGCTGTTGATCGACATCGGTACGTTCTACCATGGCGTTCAGATGCATGCTGACTTCAACGACATGGCTAACCAGTTGTGGGACGAAGACACCCGCATTATGTTCGCCGCGATCATTACATTCCACTTTGGTGGACGCGCCTTTGGTGGTAAGAACGCATGAACGTCTCCCCCAAAGCCATCGAGGTCATAAAGCACCACGAGGGGGTGCGCCAGAAGGTTTACAAATGCCCTGCAAAACTCTACACGGTGGGCGTTGGGCATGTACTTTATCCAGAGCAAGGTAAGCTTAAGTTAGAGGATCGGGATGCGTTTCCGCTCCGTCCTGAAGACAATCGTGTATGGACAATGAAGGAAGTCGATGACCTACTTAAATTTGATCTGGCAAGGTTTGAGCGAGGCGTTGAGAAGTTTTGCCCAGTACCCCTTACACAAGGTATGTTTGATGGCCTTGTTAGCTTTTCATTTAACGTCGGTCTTGGGACACTCCAGCGTTCGACGTTACGTCAAAAGCTACTTCGCGGGGATAAGGAAGGCGCGGCTGAAGAGTTGATGAAATACTGCATGGCAGGGGGCAAAATCCTTAAAGGTTTACAAAACCGCCGTATTGATGAACGGGCGTTGTTTTTATCTTAAAGGCAGACTAAAATGAATAAACCAACTCAGAGAAGATAAAATGGCAACAACTCCATCATGGGTGATGACATATAGCTCACTGACGAGTACGGTGCTTCAATATCTGGAGCGCTCTGATGCGGCAGTTGTTAACGCCATCCCGACATTTATCACGCTGTGCGAGTTTGAAATCGCCCAGAACATCAAGACTCTAGGTCAAATGGAGGTCGTTGACTCGACCATGCAGATCGGTAATCCAGTGATTCCGAAGCCTGCCAGATGGCGAAAAACGACATCGATGACGCTTTCTAACAGCGGTCAGAAGCAACCCATTTTGGTTCGCAAGCTGGAATACTTGAACAACTATGCTCAGGACGTCACAGCCAAGGGTACGCCTTTGTACTACGCTGACTACGACTATGACAACTGGCTGGTAGCCCCGACACCAGACAAAGCCTACAATTTTGAGGTGTTGTGCTACACCCGATTGACACCTCTTTCCCAGTCAAACCAGACAAACTGGTTGACAGTAAATGCTCCGAATGCCATGTTGTTTGGCACATTAAAGCAGACAGCGCCGTTCTTGAAGAACGATGCACGATTGGCGGTTTGGAAGCAAATGTTTGACGAAGCACTCGCCGCCCTCAAAACTGAAGACACTCTGCGCGTTGCAGACCGTTCAGCCGTTGCCGTGGATAACTGATCATGACTACATATACCAATCCATTTACAGGACAGACGGTTTCTCCGTCTACTGTCAGCTATGAAACGCTGTCATTGACAGCCAACACCGTGTTGCAGTGGCCTATCAACGGCAACGATAGTACCCCTGCAAGTAGCATCATTGACGTCACAGCGACCTCTTCAGGCACTGCCACAGGTTGGTTGCTTGAGTTACCTCCTGCCACTCAGGTATCGACTGGTCAATCCATCATTGTTCGCAACGTTGGATCTAATACCTTTACAGTAACTGACAACGGTGGAAACACCATCATTGCTGTCAACTCAGGTATTGCTGAGTTCATCTTCTTGACTGACAACACGACAGTCAATGGTATTTGGGCGGCGATTGTGTTTGGTGCTGGTACATCTTCTGCTAATGCAAGTGCTTTGGCGGGATATGGATTGACACCAATTGGCTTGACTTTGAACCAAGCCTATAACGTTACAAACTACTATTCAACTGCAACATTGAGCGCGTCACAACGTGCGCAGTTTAATGTCTGGGCTGGTGGTGTTGGATCATTCAATTTGCCATCTTCATCTACAGTTGGAAACAATTGGTTCACCATCATTCGTAACGGTGGTACAGGTGTTCTGACTTTGACACCAACTGGTATTGACACGATTGACGGCAACGCCAACATGCAGTTGCAGTTGACTGAGTCTGTGGTGATCGTTTCAAACGGTTCTACAGGATTCAACACCTATGCTTACGGCAGGTCAAACTCGTTTGCCTTCACTCAGTTAGCGCTGACTGTCACTGGCGGTACGCTAACTCTTACTTCTGCTCAGGGATCAAACATCATCCAAGAGTATGCTGGTACGCTGACATCAAACCAGATCGTTGTCCTTCCCTCTACCGTTCAACTGTACTCTCTGCAAAACGGAACGACTGGATCTTATTCTCTGACATTTAAAACGGCAGTTGTTGGCGGATCAACGGTCACAGTTGGTCAAGGTCAAACAGCATTTGTGGTGTGTGACGGTACGAACGTGTACAGCACAACAAGTAACACCTCAAGCTCGTTCACGTCAGCGACGTTGGCACCCGGATCGGTTACCGCGCCATCCCTAAATTTCCAAGGTAATACGACCACAGGTTTGTACTTGCCTGCATCAAACCAGATTGGTTTTGCGGTCAATGGAACTAACGGCATGACGTTGACTTCAAGTGGATTGACCGTGACAAACGGTATCTCAGGCGGTGTCTTCTAATGACTAGCAAGGTCATCCAGCTACAGGTGAAGCCGGGCATCCAGCGCGACGGCACTCAATTCGCCGCCCCTACTTATGTGGACGGTGAATGGGTTCGTTTTCAGAACGCTTTACCTCGTAAGATCGGTGGCTACCGAGGCATTTTCCTGAACGGAACAAGCATCTCACGCGGCATGACCATGACCTCAGTCAATGGTCTGAACTACGTTGTGTCAGGCTATAACTTAGGTTTGGAGCAGTGGTACACAGACAATGACGACGGTATCGGTTTCGGCCCAACTCAGTACACCATGACAGGTGGTGTTGTGATTGTCCAGATTGCCAACGCAGGTACAGGTTATACAAACGGAACATACACCGCAGTCCCACTGACTGGTGGTACAGGATCTAGCGCCCAAGCAACAATCATTGTTTCTGGGAATGCAATCACCAGCGTGACCATTACCGCCGCAGGTACTGGTTATACGGTGGGTGATATTTTGAGCGCCACAGCCGCATCGCTCGGCGGTACTGGTTCTAACTTTTCATTGTTGTTGACTGGCAATACGATCTTCACAGGTGGATCAAAGACGCTGTGGCAGTTTGATATTGGTTATGACTCTACAGGTGGATCGACCAATAACTTGGTGGCGCACCCCGGTCAGAACCTAGCCGCCATTGACTCGACAGTAAACACTCGTCCTCTGTATGGCGTGTTTCCCGGTACTTCTATGACTCCTGTTGGCGTATTTACAGCTACAGGTTACTTGAGCCAGAACACAATTGCCATCAACGGCGCAAACTATCTGATCGGTATTGGTCAGACAGTCACAGGAACTGGTATTCCAGTAGGAACAACTGTCACAGCTTCCTCAGTGACTACCGCCTCTTCATTCTTGGGATACATCTCAGGAACTACGTTGACAGTCACATCAATTACGTCTGGCGTGTTGGTGGTCGGTCAGACAATCACAGGCGCTTCTGGCGTTGTTGTGACCGCAGGAACGACTATTACAGCGCTTGGAACAGGCACTGGTGGGGTAGGCACATACACCGTCAACAACTCGCAGACAGTAGGCGGTACGACGAATCTGTTGCAGTTCAACGCTAGTGCAAATACTTTGGTGACTACATCCGCGGTCATGACCACAGGTTCTGTGACTGTGACCTTCGACAACAATATCAGCGTGTCTGGTGGCGTCGTCATGTTGCACCCATACTTGTTTGTCTATGGCAATAACGGTTTGATTCAAAACTGCGCGGCAGGTGACTTCAATAACTGGACATCGTCAGATGCGAACGCCAACAACTTGTCAACAGGTAAGATTGTCAAGGGACTTCCACTTCGTGGCGGTACGACATCGCCGGCAGGCTTGTTTTGGTCATTAGATTCATTGATCCGCGTGACCTATGCGCCAAGCACAGTCAACGGTCTGAACTTCTACTGGAAGTATGACTTAATCACCAGCCAGACATCTATTCTGTCTAGCCAGTGCGTGATCGAGTATGACGGCATTTTCTATTGGATTGGTTCTGATCGTTTCTTGTCTTACAACGGTGTGGTAAAAGAAATCACCAACAATCTGAACCAGAACTACTTCTTTGACAATCTGAACTTTGCACAGCGCCAAAAAGTTTGGTGTACAAAGGTGCCACGTTGGGGTGAGATCTGGTGGTTCTATCCCAAGGGTGATGCTACAGAATGCACAGATGCGATCATCTACAACGTGCGCGAAAACACGTGGTATGACGCGGGGCAGGCCCCCGGCGCGCGTCGCTCGGCTGGTACGTTCTCTGAAGTGTTCCGCAAACCTATCTGGGGCGGCACTGAAGTTAACTCCACTGGCAAGTACACGATGTGGCAACACGAGACAGGTACAGACTCAATCTATGCAACGAATGTAAACGCTGTTCGTTCGTACTTTGAGACAAATAACTTGGGTTGGGTGACGGGCGGCCCGGGCAACCCCCAGCTATCAGGCGACAACAAATGGCTTCGTGTTGAGCGTGTTGAACCTGACTTTGTCCAGTCTGGCGACATGAACTTGTACGTCCTAGGTCAAGGCTACGCTGACGACACCGAACAGATCTCTACGCCCTACGTGTTTAATAAGTCTACGCTCAAGATTGACATGCGTGAACAGCGCCGCTTGTTCCGTCTTGGATTCGAGTCCAATACGTACAATGGCGACTACTACATGGGCAAGATCTTGATCAGTGCCGATATGGGCGACGAACGTTCTACAGGAAACCCATAATGGTTGTCTATGATC